CCCACCCATACATATACAATAATAAAGAAAAGTCCCCTTGCGAGGACTCTTCTTTAATTATTGAGTGTTAGATTGTTGCGTTAATTAAAGCATTAACTGCATTTTGGTTCAATCCTGCACTGCTTGCTTTTGCACTAATGTGCTTTTGAACTCCCAATTTGATTTCTGCACCAATTGTTTGTTCTTCAATAGCGCACGCTGTTAGGTCTTCAAGTGTGCTGAAAACTGAAAGCGCTTCGGTTCTCTCAACCTTAACAGCAACTCCATCATCATCAGTGAGAGGATTTCCGTTCTTGTCAAGTTGACCAATTAGCTGTGTTCCAACAACAGCATAGAATGGGAAACTAACTTTGTCTTCAGGACTGTAGCCCAATTCTTTCATCAAGTTTTGATGAACGAAGAAAGTTTGTCCATAAGCGGTCTTTGCGGTGAAATTACCTTTGGCTGACCAAGTGCCACTTTTTACGCGTAACTCTTGCATAACTAAAAAATTGAAATGTGATTAATAATGATTGGGGGGTATCCCCAACCTGTCCATCTGCACCCCCGTCCTTTGGATGGAGTGGTCCACTCTCCCTTGCATATAATTGACCTGGGGGGTATATAAAATTTTTGGTGGATGGCCTGGGGGTGTTTCACGTGGAACCTGGGTATATATGGGGCTGTAAATGAATGGGTTATGAAAGAGGAAGTAAGTCTATAGCTTTACAAAAGGGGTTGAAAAGTAAAGCTATTCCCTTACGTGGGGAAAATAAATTTGGAAATGTTAATCTACTAGTTGTAACTTTGGGGCGGATGGGTGGGGTAGGAATTATTAGCTTCTTTTATATAGACTATCAATTTTAGACATAATATAGCAATAAGTTGTTAGTAATGTAAATAATTGTGTTTGAGATTGTTGTAAACATGCATATCTTTGCTATAATTAAATATGATTAATGGAACCAACTGGTAAGATAATTGTTCAAAGGTTAAAGAGGATAGAATCAGATAGCTTTATACTAGCAGAGAAGTATTACTCTTTGCTATCAGCTATTAACAATCTATCCCTTACACAAAGGGAGATACAGCTTATAGCCTTTACAGCAATTAAGGGTAATATTAGTTATGCTAACATCCGTAAGGAGTTTTGTGAAAAGCATAACACAACAAGTCCTACGATTAATAACATTATTTCCAAGCTTAAGAAGATTGGAATATTGGTGAAGGATGGAAGTAAGGTGAAGGTGAATCCTGTGATTGTCCTGGATTTCACAAAGGACATTACATTAGAAATAAAACTAACGCATGGAGAAACCAATAAGCCTGTCAGTTAAGGACTGGTTAATAAGGAGGCTGGCTGTTAAGCTAATGGTGAGTGAAAATGTGTTAGACGCTGTTGTGGCGCACCAATTCCAATCAGCCAACGAGGCGCTCACGACAAATAAGAGTGTGGAGATCAGTGGGTTTGGGAAGTTCTTTTTCAACCACAAGAAGGTCGCCAAGCGTTTGGTGAAATTGGAGAGCCAAATAGATATGTTCACAAAGAAGAGTGAGGACATGTCCATTCCAGAGCAGAGACGAGAGGGATATAAGGTGAAGCTTAGAAATGCCCTCGCCACAAAGCAGTCGTTAAAACCAAAAATAGATAATGAATATCAGTCAGATTTACGAGGGGTGGAGGAACAAGTTGATTCCACCATCTGAAATAAAGGACCTCATAAATAAAACCAGCGAACAGAGGATTAACATTTGTCTAGAATGTCCCTATCATTCTAAGAACCACAAGTCAGTAAGACCAGACGCTCATTGCACCAATTGTGGATGCACCCTGTCAGCTAAAACAAAATGTCTTTCTTGCAGCTGTCCCATAGGTAAATGGAAAGAGGTGTTAACAAAAAAGCAAGAAGAAGAAATGATTGAGAATGGAGAACCAAAACAACAATGAGGTAAGACTCAATAAGATTCCGCTTAAATTGTTTATAGACACATTGATGGATGTTTACAATTCAGGAGCAGACTTTATTGACCTATTGGGAAAGCCAGACATTGAACAAGATTCAATAGGTGTCATTGTCAGACTGGAATATATGAATTCTGAAGAAACCGAAGAAACTAATGAGGTTAATGAAGAAGAATTTATAGCTAAGAAATTAGACATCAAATTATCAGACGAAGATCTAAACCAACTATTATAAAACCTATGAGTAGGAAACCTAATTATTTTAACCAGGTTATCAGTCTACTCAGTGAGCTACACAAGTCCTATCCCAACTACAATATTGGAAGACATTTAGCCACTGCTTTAGATGGATATGGAGATGTGTGGGGAGTGACAGACAAAGAGTTGTCCTTTGCTTTACAAAAGTATAAGGTGCAGCTTGAAATGGATGTGCCACATACAGATGAGGATGAGCTAGATGATATCATCAAGCAGGGCATGGACTTGGATAACATTTTAAAAGAAGAAGATAATGGCGAAGAGTACTAAAACTACATATGTAAATGCTGAGCTTGATTGGGCTGAAGAACAACTCACTAGTTGGAAAGCTTATGTGGATGCCAATCCTCTTCATGAACTAAAAGACAGAATTGAATGGAAACCAACAGCTAAAGGAGGCATGTTACCTATGGTGATTGCATCTATTGAAGCTCAGGGTAAGTTCATTCAGGAAACAATGAAGAACTATCTAGCTCTTTTAGAAGTGGTTGATAAACTACGTAAGATTGAAGAAGCTAAGGTGGAAGTGAGAGGTAAAGGAGAGATGTCAAGTATGGCTGAAGATTGGCTTAAGAGCAGACGATAATAATGGAACTACAAAGTATAGATTACAAAGATTGGTTCATAAACCAAAAACGTATACCTGATAAAGAGAGTGAGGAGTATAGAGCTTTCTTCGACTTTCATAAACAGCTATGTTTGGATGGTGCTATGATGAATGGGGTTTATATCAACCCCTTTTTGTATTGGCATCTAAACATCTGGCATACAGAAGTGGATGTTATAGATGATAGAGGACGTATCTCTCAGCAATATGCCAATCCCTATTTGCGTGATAATGAGTGGGTAGTGACGAATGAAATAGATAGAGCTCATATGGAGAAGCGTGGACTGGTTATCCTTGGAATCAGACGTTTTGCAAAGTCTGTTTTGGAGGCTAGTTATATTGCATGGGGAGCAACATTTGATGAGAACTCACAGAACATTATTGCTGGTTTGAATGCTCCAGATATTAAGCTTATTACAGATAAGATTGATAAGGGGTTAAACTTCTTACCAGAAGCTTGGAGATGGCAAAGAATTGAAGACAACTGGAAGAACCAAGTGACATTAGGAATTAAAACAAAAGGAGGAGAACGTATTCCATTCTCCCAGATCCTTGTCCGTAACTTGGATGAAGGTAATAATGAGGAAGCTATTGCTGGTACCAAACCACGTAAACTCATCATTGATGAGATTGGTAAGGGTAATTTCTTAAGAGGATTTCAAGCAGCTGTTCCTGGTTTCACTACACCATTTGGATGGGGATGTTCTCCTATCCTTACAGGTACAGGTGGTGATATGAAGAAGTTCATGGATGCTAAGAGCTTGATGTTTGATGTAGACAACTTTAACTTCCTAACATATAATAATGAGAAAGATGAGAAACGTGTTCATGGCCTTTTTATTTCGTATAAATATCGAATGGAGGCTAAGAAAGAAAGCACACTTGGTGAATTCTTAGAACAACCAGAAGGAAGTGATTTGTATAATGTAAAGATGCTAGTGAGTGATGATGAGAAAGCTAAGCAGATTACAGAAATAAACTTAGAAAGACTTAAGAAAGCAGGCGATAGAATTGCTTATTTAAAAGAGAAGATGTACTATCCATTAGAAGTGGATGACATCTTTTTGAACGAGGATACAAACATCTTCGATATTGAAAGTGCTAAGCGTCAGAAAATCAGACTGCTTAATCAGGAAAGAACAGGTACACCTGTTATATTATTCCATGATGGAGAGAAGATTAGTCATGAGTTTACAGACAAACAGCCCATTACAAACTTCCCTCTTAAAAATAGTGATTTAAAAGATGCTCCTATTGTAATATATGAATTCCCTATTGAGAACCCTCCTTATGGATTGTATGTTGCAGGAGTTGACCCTTATAGACAAGGACAATCTGCATATTCTACATCTCTAGGATCTGTATACATTTATAAACGTATGCACGATATTACAGGTGAGAAGTATCAAGATATGTTCGTAGCTTCGTATTGTGCAAGACCTGATAAGAAGGAAACTTGGGAAGAACAGGCTAGACTACTTATTAAGTATTACAATGCAAGAGCTCTTTGTGAAAATGATGAGATAAGCTTCATTGAATACATGAAGGCTAAAGGGGATGCACACTATTTAGAAAAGCAACCTGATTGGTTGAAAGAAGTGGTACCAGGATCTACAGTGAAACGTGATTATGGTGTTCACCGTTCTTCTCAAAAGATCATTGACTATCTACATAACTGTTTGAAGAAGTATATGGAAGAAGTGGTATACAAAGAAAAGGATGATGATGGGAATGTTACAAAAGAGGTGTTAGGGATAAGTAAAATATTTGATCCTGTACTTCTTGAAGAAATCATCCAGTATAATGATCAGGGTAACTTTGACCGTATTGTTGCAGCTGAGCTTGCTATTGCACAAGCTATGAAGATGGACCCTATCCTTGGAAAGGTGGGATCATCAGGTGATGATAGAATTAAAGCTCTATTTAAACCAAACAAAAAGAATCAATTGTTCTCTGAATCAAGAGGATTATTTAATACAAGGAAAAGAAATAAATTATTTTCATAATGGCTATAATTAGGTATACCAAAGATGCTACAATACGCTATGCGTATTTGAATATATTCCCTGATCAGTTTAAAACTGACAAAGAGAAGCAGGATGAAAGCTGGATTAAAAACACAATGGACTACTTTGCAAACAAAGCTTATGCTGAGTATGTAAAGAATAGAGATACATTTGTTAAGAACTATGACTTGATAAAGGGTATTCTTCGTATGGAAGACTTCTATCAAGAACCACAAGTTAAATCTTTCACAGATATGCTAACAGCTGATCTTCAGCTTCCTGCATATGTGAAGATGTATTCCATCATGACCACTCCTGTAAATGAGTTGGTTGGTGAGATAAGCAAGCGTCCTGATACATATAGAGTGAAGGCATTTGATGATGACAGCAAGTCTGAGGAACTAGAGTTTAAAACACAAATCCTTCAGGACTTTGTAGTGGGTAAAGCTAAACAAAAGATTGTTGAGCAAGCTGCATTTGCAGGTGAAGAACTTTCTGATGAGGATGTTCAGAAAATGACAATGGAGCAAGTACAAGATCAGATTGATAATTACACATCTGTAGCTGAGAAGTGGGCTAACCACGTACTCACTTGTCAGAAAGCTGAGTTCAACTTGAAAGAAAAATCAGAAGACGCTTTCAGAGATATGCTCATCTCTGCTAGAGAATTCTATCACATCTATGAAGACAATTCTAAACTTGGGTTCAACATCGAAGTGGCTAACCCAAAGAACACTTGGTTTCTTACAACTCCTGATCGTAAGTGGATCTCTGATCCTACAGGTAGAGCTCAGGGGGCTTATGCCGCTGGTACAGTGCAAGTTATGGAGCTTTCAGAAATCATCGAAAGCATTCCTGATCTTACAAAAGAAGAGATTGATCACTTGCGTTCATCTCTTCAAGACTATGGATTGATTAATGTACGTGAGTCAAATCTTGGTAACCCTAATGTTGCTCCTGGTATTGACTCAGTTACATATGATACATATGATCCTTTAGTGTTACAAACTAGAATGATCATTGAGTCTGAAATCAAACAGAACAATGATGGTCTTCAAGACTTCCTAGGACTTACATCAAACGTATCCTCTTTTGGATATAAATATGTTGTGGTGAGAGCCTATTGGATTTCTAAAAAGAAGATAGGAAAGCTTATCTACTTGGATGAAATGGGTAACGAACAGTCTGTTCTTGTAGATGAAACTTACAAGAGTGGAACTATTCCTACACAACAATCTATTGAATGGGGATGGATTAATGAATGGTATCAGGGTATTAAGATTGGTCCAGACATCTATCATATCAAACCATTCAAGCTTCTTAACTATTGTCCTATCATTGGTACAACATTTGAGGTGAAGAACACTGAGGCTAAGAGTCTTGTAGACTTGATGAAGCCTTTCCAGGTGATATATAATGTATGTATGAATCAGCTTTACAAACTTCTTGAGAAAGAGGTGGGTAAGGTTTATTTGACATCCATCCGTCATATTCCTGTTCCTAAAGATGGTGATGCACAAGATGCATTAGATATCTGGGAAATGGAAGCACGTAATAGAGGTGTAGTGTTCATTGATGACTCTCCTGAGAATCTAAAGAGCCCATCTAGCTTCAATCAATTCAGAGATATTGATCTTACACGTACACAAGAGATTCAATCTCGTTATACACTAGCTCAACAAATCAAGAATGAATGTTGGGAACTTGTAGGTATGAGTAGACAAAGACTTGGATCTGTATCAGCTAGTGAATCTGCTACAGGTACAAATGCAGCTATTCAACAATCCTATTCTCAGACAGAACCTCTTTTTGTAGCTCATGAATATGTGATGGGTCAATTGTACCAAGCTATTATTGATGCAGCTCTATATGTAGAAAGCAAGAAGCCTCAGTCTACACTTTCTTATATCACTAATGAAGGAGAATCAGCATTTGTTCAGGTAAATGGATCTGATTTGAGATTCCGTGATTTGAAGGTGTTCTTGACTAACAGACCTGAAGATAACCAAATGTTCCAGGAGATCAGAGGACTTTCTCAAGCTGTTATTCAAAATGGTGGTAGCTTGTATGACATCATTGAGCTTTACAGCACTAAGTCTATCAGACAAATGAAGAAGGTATTTAAGGACCTTAAGGATAGACAAGAGCAAATGCAAGATCAACAAATGCAATTGCAACAGCAACAACAACAAGCTCAGCAAGAACAAGCTCAGGCTCAGCTTCAACAACAAGCTGCTATGGCTGAACAAAAGATGGCTCACGATGATTACCAAAGAGAGCTTGATAGAATCAATAAGAAAGAGATTGCTATCATTTCAGCTACAGGATATGGTAATGTAGCAGCTGAGGATGTTAATGCAAATGCTGTTCCTGATGTACTAGAGATGAGTAGACTAGAAGGAGAACAAACAAAAGCATCTAGAGAATTCCAGATGAAGATGCAAGAACTCCAGTCAAAGAATAAACAGGCTGCTGAAAAGATAGCTCTTGAAAGAGAGAAGCTTCAGGTGGCTAGAGAAAACCAGGCTAATGACCTAGCTGTGGCTAAAGAGAATGCTAAAGGAAGAACAACCAAAAAACCTAAAAAATAATGTTTGATAGGCTCATAGACATAATAACCAACTGGCTTGAGCAACTCCTTCCTGTGTTTATTGTAAGAGATTATGAGGAATGTGTGGTGCTTAGGTTTGGTAAGTTTCACAGGTTTGTCAAGAAAGGCATTCACTGGAGGGTTCCTTTTGTAGATGAACCAATGACTCAACATGTGGTAGTAACCACTTTAAACTTGTCACCACAATCTTTATACACTATTGACAAGCATAATATTGTGGTGAAGGGGGTAATTAAATATAAGATTGCTGATGTGCAGACATTCCTTCTTGAGGTATATGACGCACAAGATGCTATATCTGATATGACTCAATCTATTATTAAAAGCATTATTATGGCTAAAACTCTAGATGAGTGCATAGATCCTGAAATAGATAACACTCTAACCAAGAAAGCTAGGGTGGAAGCTAAGAAGTGGGGGGTTGAAATTCAACAAGTTACCCTTACAGATCTGGCTCCAATAAGAAGTTTTAGGCTAATAAATGACACAATTGTAAACAAGCTTGATTAGAGTAAAAAATATTAATGCTATATTATCTAGAAAAAGGGACGATATAATGTTCTAACTCTTTGTTATTCAATAGTCTTTATATACTTTTACATTTCATAAACCAAAAAAATAAGAACTACATATGGCTGAAAACTTGGAAACCCCCTCATTTGGGAACTTTAGTATTGAGAATACTATGGAAATGGGAATGGGTAGCTCTGAACTTTTGAATGATCTTATGGCTCCTGAAACAGCATCTGGTGATCCTGATGGGCTTGAAAAGATTGTTAAAGAAGTTGATGAACCTGCTCCTGCCCCAGCTGCTAAACCTAAAGCTGCACCTGCTAAAACAGTAGGAGATAAGCTTGCTGAATCCACTGCTTCTGATAAGAAAGATGAAGAGACTGCTCAAGATCTTTTGAAAAACTTCCTTGGAGATGATAAGGAAGAAGAAGAGGAAGAAGAGGAAGATGATGCTACTAAACCTAAAGCAACTCCTAAAACTTCTGCTTCTAGTGCTAAAACTGAGGAAGAAGATGATGAAGAGAATGATGCTCCTGAAGTATCACGTTTTGCTGCTCTCTCTAATGACCTATTTAAATTAGGGGTATTCACTAAAGAAGATGATGAAGAAGATGAAGACATCTCAACTCCTGAAGCTTTCCTGGAAAAATTCCAGGCTGAGAAAAAGAAAGGAGCTATTGAGGTAGTAAATAACTTCATTGGTCAATTTGGTGAAGACTACCAACAAGCATTTGATGCCATATTTGTTAAAGGCGTAAATCCTAAAGAGTACTTCGGTACTTATAACAACATAGTTAACTTTGCAGATCTTGATCTCTCTCAGGAGAATAATCAGATAGCAGTTATCAGACAAGCACTTACAGATCAAGGTTTTGACACAGAAGACGTTGATACTGAGGTGGATAGACTGAAAAACTACGGTGATCTGGAAAGTGTTGCAACCAAACATCACAAAGTGTTGGTTAAGAAAGAAGCTGCAAAACTCCAACAAATGGAGCAAGAAGCTGAAAAACAACTGCAACAAAAAGCTTATATTAAGAACCAATATGTACAAAATGTACAATCAGTTCTTCAAGACAAGCTAAAATCAAAGGAGTTTGATGGTATTCCTATCAACCCCAAACTGGCTGGCGAACTACAAGACTTCCTTTTAGTAGATAAGTACAAAACTGCAACAGGTGAAACACTCACTGATTTTGACCGTACTATCCTAGAATTGAAGAGACCTGAGAACCATGCCACTAAGGTGAAGGTTGCTCTCCTCCTCAAAATCTTGGAAAAAGATCCTACTCTTTCTACCATCCAAAAGAATGGTGTCACAAAGAAATCAAATGAACTGTTTAGCGAAGTGGCAAGACAAGTGGAAAAAAGCAGTGTGAAAGGAAGTAAGTCTCAAAAGCCTTCTTCATGGTTTATTTAATAATTTTCTCATAAATTTTAAAAGGATAACAAAATGGCAATTCAAACAATCCCAGGTTTAACTGGTTTTACTTACGCTCGTGTTGCGTCTATGGACAAACGTGCAGTTGGTAAGTTGACCGATGCTAACCACCTGGAATCATTCCACTCAACTGAGCCTGCTGATTACGACAAGAAGATCATCTCTTTGTATACGCAGAGCTCTTTGTACAGCAATGACTTCCTTGACATGATCAACAAGAGCACTCCTTATTACATCGATAATAATAGTGATGCTTGGAAATGGCAAGTACAAGTTCCGTACAAATTCCCTAAAATCATCAACGTTCCTGATAGTACGCTTGAATTAAGCAAGCCTGGTATCGATGGTCAAGAGTTTTCTCTTGTTTTGGACACTAACGAGTTCTCTAAGAATGCAATCATTTCTGTAGGTACTCGTCAATATGGTCCTCGTTTCTATGTGATTAAAGATCCAGTTCCTTGGAACATGGGCTTCTTGTACACATTTACACTTGTGACTGACAACCCTACAGTTGACTATGTAAGCTCTACTTTCTTGCAAGTAGGTATTGAGCTTGAATTGGTTGATGCTGCAATTGGTGAATTCGATCAAGATCTTTTAGGTCTTCCTCGTTTGGGTGAGAAAATCACTATGTTTGAATCTTTGGGTTCTGCATATGGTTTCGAGCACAAAATCACTGAGTGGGCTGATGACAAAATGTTGCGTGATGCTTCTGGTAAGCCTCTTGACATTTTGGTGTATGCTCCTCAAAGACGTAACCAATTACCTCTTACACGTAATGACGTTAAATGGGAACCATTTATCGAGTTCTGGATGCGTAAGTCTATGCTTGAGTTGAAAGTTAAGCGTATGATTTGGAGCAAGCCTGGTACTGTTAAAACAAACGGTAGCAAGCAAGAACTTAAGCGTACTTCTGCTGGTGTTTATCACAGAATGCGTAATAACGGTAACCTTGTTCAATACAACCGTGGAGAATTCTCTGCTAACTTGATCCGTTCAGTGTTTGGAGACTTATTCTACAGACGTGTGGATGTTAAAGATAGAAGAGTTAAGATGTACACTAATGAAGCTGGTTTTGACGTATTCCAACAAGCTTTGAAGACAGACGCTTTGAACAGTGGTTTGACTTTCATGGCTGATAGCGGAAATCGTTACATGCAAGGCGAAGGACAACACATCACTTACAACTTTGCATTCGATGCAATGGTTACACGTGAGACTGGTCGTGTTGAACTTATCCACTTGAAAGAACTTGACCTGCCTCAAACTAACCTAGAATTTGGACAGAACAAGAAGTCTACACCTGTATTCATGGTGTTTGACGTATCTCCAATGTCTGATGGTTCTATGGTTAACAACATCCGTGAAGTTCGTATGAAGGGTGCACCTTCTATGACTTGGGGTTATATCGATGGAACTCGTCACCACTTAGGCTTTGCTAAGTCTCAGGGTATGAGCTCTGCGAACAAATTCCCAGGATATGAAATCTGGATGAAGGATCGTTGTGATGTATTCATTGAGGACTTGTCTCGTACAGTCTTGATTGAGGAAATCCCACAATTCTAATAACAAACCCCTAAGGATAATATCCTTAGACAAATATCGAGGAGAGAATGCCCCCCACTTCAGAGTGGGGGAGCTCTTCTCACACAGAGTGTTGGATTGGAGGAATTCTCCAATAGCTCTCCCTTCGGTGGGAATCACTCTGCTAAAATAGGTACTAACAGTACCAATAAACCAAATAAAATAAACTACATATGGGTAAGTTAGGTAAAATCTCTACTATTAAAAAAGAGTACAACAACTCTCAGTTGCAAACAATGCAAGGTGGCCTATCGTTGAAAGGTCTAACTAGGATTCCTGGTACAGGGGTATTTAAATATCCTTACAAGGAATTGGATGGAAGATACAGAACAGGACTTGATCCTGAAGCTGCTTACATCCGTAGAATCTCAGATCCTCTTGAGAAAGAGCTTGAGATTGAACGTGTTACAAACTTGAAAGCAAAGCTTGAGTCTGAATTAGGAGGAATTGATTTAGGACCTCGTTCTAAGTTTTGGAACTATGGACTTTCTACTTCTTCTGAAGATTCATTGCATGTGCAACCTGTTAAATTAATAGATGGTGATAACTTTTTCGATCTTAATCTGCCTCTTCAGGAACTAGCATTCTCTTGGTTACGTGTTCACCCAACAATTGCTTCTAGCTATCAGGCTTGGGAGCGTGGTGAGTATCCTGCTGATATTCAATTCTACGTAGCTGATGATGAAATTGAAAATGCTGTGTTGTTCAAGAAGAAGCAACTTATCAACAAGGCTATTGCTAAGTTTGATGCAATGAGTCCTGAGAAGAAGAAAAAAGTTGCAAGATTGTTAGGTCTTCCTGTTACAGACTCTTCAAAAGAAGACTTTGTATATAATCAGGTGGATAACATTCTCAAACAAACTGAATTCAAGTCTGGCAAATATCAAGGATTGTCTACTGTAGAAGTATTCAACCGCTTTGCTGACATGAAGGAAAACTTACTCCATATTAAGGACCTTGTTAAACAAGCTATTTCACACTCCATTTATAGAGTGAAACCTAATGGTAGAATCTATGAAGGGGAATATGAAGTGGCAATTGATGAGGATGGACTGATTAAACATCTTGCTGATGATGACAACCAGGATGATTTGTTGACATTAGAAGGCAAGTTAAAAACTAAAAAACTCGCTTCTGTATGATATCCGTAGATAGTTTATTGTATAAAATCGACCAACGACTAAATAAACTATCAACCAATGATCATCAGCAAATCAACCTCGAAGATAAGATCTTGGCTCTTAATGAGGCACAGATCAAGCTGATTAAACAGAAGGTTGATGGTCTAAGCGTGATAAATGGTCTGGGTCTAGATGCTTTTAAAAAGCGTTATGAAGACCTACAAAGTTTGGTGATAACTTATAATCACCAACCTCTTGAGCTACGTCTCAAGAATGTTGAACTAAATCAATGGTTTGCGAATCTACACTTGTTAGATCCAAAGTATATGTTCTATATCGATAGTTATGTACTTGCTGACAAGGGAAGATGTAAAGATAGAAAGATCTGGATTAACAGAGACTTGGCTAAGCATGGTGATCTTCAATTCATTCTGAATAACGATCATTACAAGCCTTCTTTCGAATACCAAGAAACTTTCAACTTTCTTTCATCTGATGAAATCTCAGTCTTTACAGATGGTACATTTACCCCTACAAAGATTTATATTTCATACATGAGATACCCACAATACATTGATAAAACTGGATATGTTAGATTTGATGGAACCCCATCAATTGACCAAGACTGTGAACTTGAGACTTATCTGGAAGATGAACTTCTAGACTTAACAGTTCAAAACTTGGCAATGTACACTGAAAATGCTTCTGCTGTACAGTCTGCTCAGTTCAGAATTCAAACGAACGAATAAGCATTTTTAACAATTAAAATAAAACAAAATGGCTGATTTTTCATTAACTACGGTCTTCGTGGTTCCTGTCAACACTGATATTGCTGATAGTGGTTCTACTCAAGACCTTGCTGCTGGTGAAGTTGGATTTTTCAAGTCTGACTACACTGTTGCTACTGCTGCTAACATCGCTGCCTCTTCCTACTTCTATGTAGCTCAAGGTAGAACAAACACTTACTTGCAAGGTTCAAAGCGCTCTGACAAGATCAAAGGATGTCCTTCTGGTACTGGTTGTAAGAGTAACGTAACTAATTTCTACAAAGTAAACGGTTGCCCTACTCCTGTAACTCAGATTACAGATGTAATTAACTGGAATGTAAAATGTGGTGATATCGTCACTCTTACACTTCGTGCTCACTCTAGTTACTTGGATACTTTGTACTTCAATGGTTTCACTCGTAGTGTAACTGTACAAGCTCCTTGTTGCGATTGTGGTGCTGATCCTTGTGATCTAGTAGACATTCCTGCATTGATCGACAAAATCATTGTAGCTCTTGAATTGCATGCTCCAGGTAACAACCCTGACAACATCTATTTGAGCCAATTCTATCAATTCCAAAGAGTTGGTAACGATCAAAACGCTTTCTTGCGTATCACTGGTAAGCCTCTTACTAAATACGGACAGCCTTGTGATGTTGCTGCATTTCCTTTCGAGTATGACAGAATGTGGTTCCGTACATTCGTGTACAGTGGACCTGCAACAACTGCTGACTTCATTGTAGCAGATGCTTGTAACGTTGTTGCTGATCCTGTAGTTGTACAGCGTTCTTCTTACGCTGATGGTACTTCTGCTGAGATCCAACAATTGGAGAAAAACTTCTACAGCTACCAAGCTGGTTACTTGAAGCACCTCTACAGAATGGTGGGTTACAACGAAAACTTTGAGAGTTGGGTAACTGATGGTGTTACTTATGACACTTTCTATATCAGATTCAATGAGTATGACAAAGCTGCTTATCAGTGGGGTGACTACATTGAAGAAGATAGCACAGTGATCATTGCTGTTCCAGCTGGATCAAATGCTGCTTCTGATGTTAACTCAATTCTGACTGCTGCTCTAGGTACTATCCCTGGTGACAATACATGTATCACAACTACATCTACTACCACCACTGTATGGCCTACTACAACTACCACTTCTACACTTATTCCATAATAGGGGAGTTGTAAATAATATCATATAACCTATGCCAGAGGTGAGAGGATTAAAACTCAATCCTCTGGCATATTTATTTTAAAGCAGCTATGTCAACACTGAAATTAGATATATTAGTACTTCCTACATATAATGTACAAACATTAGGAATTGCTGATGCTTCTGTATATCCAACAAACCCTCCTGTTGTAAGTTCGCCTACAATTGAGATTACTGTTCCTTCTTTTGGAACTGTGAGTCTTCCTTTTACTCCCAACGAATTTAATATTTTCAATTCATCTTCCCTCGGTCTATCAGATCCTGGGCAACCTCTATTGCCCCTACCTGATGGAATTTACTATCTAAAATATTCAGTGGCTCCTGCTTATGAAAACTTTGTAGAGAAATCAATCATGCGTGTTGATCAGCTACAAGAGAAGTTTGATGAAGCATTCATGAGATTGGATATGATGGAATGTGACTTGGCTATTAAAACACAGGCAAAGGTTAACTTAAACACAATATATTTCTTTATCCAAGGATCAATTGCTGCAGCAAACAATTGTGCTGCTGATACAGCTAATAAACTGTATGAACAAGCGCGTATGATGCTGAATAACTTTATTAGAAGTGGGTGCAATTGTTCTGGTAATAATTACGTCATAAACTTCTACTAATATGGCAAACTGTAGAAAATGTGGATTATCCGTAGGATGCGGATGTCAATTAATAAATGGCCTTTGTGCAGCCTGCAACATTGCTGCTACCAAAGGTGTAAAACGTTTTAAAGATGCTATCACCAAGGCTTTCAGATTGTGTTCAATGTTCTAGTATTCTCCCATTACTTGCAGACATTGATTGCAAATTAAAGGAAACAGGAGATGATCTATACAATAACATTGTTTATTTATTGAATAGACCAGTTCCTGCTACAGCAATTAATGACCTTCTCAACTATAAGAGAATATTAACATACAAGCTTTGTAACCCAGATTATGCTAGAAATTTTACTGTAAAACAGATTGCTAGCAGAGTTAAAATTTTAAAATATAAATAAATGAGCTGCTCGAATTGCTATAATGGTTGTCCTGAAATTGTTTCAGACAAATGCGTAAAATACACTGGTGTGAATGTTCCCATTTTGGGAATTGAAACTGGAGATTCTTTATCCTATGTAGAGCAAGCTCTTATTGAGTTTCTCACATCTACATTAGATGGTACAGGAATTAAGCCAGTAATTGATCCACAAATCATCTGTAATCTTGTACAGAAATATCTTCCTACATGTGGAGATCTTACTATTGTTGATATCTCTATAGCTTTGATTAAGGCTTCTTGTGATCTTCAAGATCAAGTGGATGCTGTTGTAGCAGAACTTGCTATCTTGAATGCAAATTATAATGTAAGCTGCCTATCTGGTGTTGTAAATTCTTCTGATACACATGATGTATTACAAGCTACCATCACCAAACTTTGTTCTGTAAATTCTGCACTCACTGCATTAGCTCTTGACCTTAGCACTAACTATGTTAAGAAGTCTGAGTTGAATGCTTTGATTCAAGCATATCTAGACAGTATTGGAACCTCTACACTTGTTAAAAATAAGATGGTTCCATATGTAGCTGTTCCTTATTTTGGTTCTCTAAGTTATTTTAGTGGTACAGGTGCTGGTACAGGAGACTGGGTGAATATCTACTTATGTAATGGACAAAACGGTACTCCTGACCTTAGAGGAAGGGTATTGGTTGGAACCACTTCAATGGGTAGCACTCCTTACAATCCTGCTGTAGATCCTGCAATTGCTGGTAACCCTACATATTCTTTGAACACAGCTTTAGGAGCAAATCAGGTTACGTTGCTTCCTTCTCAAATGCCTACTCACTCCCACACTGTTACATCTGTTGCTACATCAACTGATCATAGTCACTTTGTTTCTAAGCCTGGAAGTCAGATAGGATTAAGTGCAACAACACCTATTGCTCAAACTGCTACTTACGGTGGAAATACAAGTTACAATCTTGCTGGTGTAAGTGGTACAGCTAGTGTTGGTTTGACAAGTCCTGCTCAAAGCGATGTCACTATTGATAACACTGTAGGTACTGCTGGTAGTGGGCTTCCTCATCCAAATATTCAACCTGTTTGGGCTTCTCACTACATCATATATATTCCTTAATATAATAAATCAATATAAATGTCTTGTGTACCTGGAATGCCTTGTTATGGTCCTGAACAAACTGGATGTGGAGTAGATCCATGTCTTGAAATTAATATAGGAACAGACAATGTAAGATATACTGGTCCAAATCTTCCTTGCTCTGGAATTCATACGTGCGATGACCTCTCGCTTATACTGCAGAAGTTAGATGAGAAGATTTGCGAACTGCAGGCTTGTTGTGCAGGAACCACTAGTACGACCACTACAAGTTCTACTAGTACAAGTACTACCACCACAACAACCACTGCATGTCCTTGTTTATTGTATACATTCTATGGTTCTCGAATAGATTCAGCAACATTTGAATTTACTCCTTGTGGAGAAAACTACACAATTACAATTGATCCAGGAGATACACAAGCTATTTATTCTGTTAGCACTGCTCATCCAATTACTAAAACTGGAACAGGGGGTGGATATTTCAGTAATGAGGTTTGCTCTAGCTGTCAGTGTTATTATGTATTTGTATCAGAAATTGGCATAATTCCAGGAACACTTGCATGGCTTGATTGTTATGGCACTCCTCAACAACAAACTATTTCAAGCGTAGGAGGACAATTTATATGTGCTTTAGGAGGAACAGTAGGATTGGTTCTTGTAGAGGGAACATCCACTATTGATGTAGTTCCTGCTGAACTTTGTGGAAGCTGTACAACTACATCCACTACATCAACAACTACATCAACATCTTCCACAACCACAACCACTAGCACATCTTCTACAACCACCACAACAACTACCACTCAATATGGCGGTCCTTGCTTAAGTTATTTTGTGCATGGAACTTCTGATCCTTCTAGCTGGACAGCAACAGCTTGTGGGGGAGGACTTGTTGGAGGATTTATTGGTAATGGAAACACTGTTGAAACAGGATGTATTATTCCTCCTTCATTAGTGTTGAACAATGCATATATTGAAAGTGTTATTCCTTGTACCACTACAACAACAAGTACAAGCTCTACAACAACCACCACTACAACAGAATTCCCTTGTATATGTACAACATATATTGTAAGCAATGATTCAGGAATTCCTGTGTGGTTATATTATAGAGATTGTAATGGAGTACTTGTATCCCATAAAATATTAAATGGAATAGACGCTCTGATTTGTGCTTGTGAAGATACAATCACTTACACTCCTGTATCAGGATTTGCTATAGGTGTAGATCCTGCTAATCCTTGTACAACAACTACCACTTCTTCTACAACAACTACTACCACTCCTTATCCTTGTGAGTGCTATAATGTAACTAATACTGGTGATGCAGAACAAGGTGTAGTTTATAGTAAATGTGGAAGTGGCTCAGCTGAAGATATCTTAACACCTGGAGTACCACTATTTATTTGTGTTAACTATGGTACTGTTCCAGTTAGCATTAGTCCTGATGTTGTAATTACAAGATGTGGACTAAGCTGTACACAAGATTCTGATTGTGATGGATGTGGAACAACAACTACCACTACAACAACAGCTTTCTGTGAGTGCCATACATACACACTTCAGAACACATCTAGCTTGTTAGATTTTGATGTTTTCTATACAGATTGTAATGGTGGGGCTCAATTTGTGAATATTCTTCAAGATGCTACTGTTCAAGTTTGTGCATGTGTTGATTCCTTGACATTCTATGATCCTCTTGGTTACTTAAATGTTACAGATGGTGGTATTGGATGTATTACAACTACAACCACTTCTACTAGTTCCACTACAACCACTACAGAATATCCTGGTCCAAGTTGTACATATTATTTGGTACAAAATGTAGGTCCTTTGGAAAGTGTAACCGTTGAATGGGAAGATTGTGCAACTGGTAATGTCTTCACTCAAACTGTATTTACAAATGACTATTTCTGTGCCATCACTGGAACTCTAGTAACATATTATGGAGCTGCTACAGTAACAGCACTTGGACCTTGTTAATTCTAAAAACCAAATAGATATGACTGTATTAATAACTTTAACAACTGCAGGGACTGACACAGGTCCCTTCAACCTGTTCTCAAATTTAGATGGATATACCACAGCATTTGAAACAGGTGTGAGCAAAGCATCTTTGATAGCAGGATATCCTTCTTCTTTGGTTCCTGATGGGACCACTACAATTAGAGTGATGTCAGTTAACTCATTGTGTACCAATTACATAGATATTCCTGTGTCTCCTCTATCCTGCACATGTGTAGGATATAGCCTTAAAAATGATTCTGGGAATACAGTAGATTTCTCCTACACAGATTGTGCTGAGGCATATCAAGAATCTAGTGTTGCAGATGGAGATACTGTTGATGTTTGTGCTTGCCAAGGAACACTTCTTTATGTTCCTGCTGATGGTCTTGTGGTTACACTAGATGTACCAGGTTGCACAACTACCACCACTACTATTCCTGTATAAAGTAATCAAAAACCCTGTTTTGTTGGTTTTACAGGGTATCTCCTGGGGGTTTTTACCCCTGGGAGTTTTTATTTATAACCAATTTAGTTAGTACCAATAACTTCCTTGGTTAAAATAATTTGGAAATTATAAAAAAGTTTTCGTATCTTTACCGCAATTTTTAATTAAACTACAAGGAATATGTCTGAAAACCAGAGTCTTTTACAGCAGCTAGAACAGTTGTTGCATTGGAAAAAAAGCAAGAAATTCTACGCTGAAAAGCTTGGAGTTTCAGAATCTGTGGTGGATGATTTGTTGAGAGAATTAAGATCTGTAGATAATGAAGCAGAAGTTGCAAACTATGTAAGTGAGCTAGAAGAAACAATTGTAAGATTTGTTGAGGATGTACAAAAGGGAACAGGAGAAGTAGTATTTAACAGTAAAGAAGAAATCAGGTCACTTGATGAGTTAATCGAAAAGTGTAACATTGATACGGACAAGTGGGAAATCACTAAGTATGTCCAAAACTACTGGGGAAATGGTGAACAACCCCACTGGCAGGTTAAAGCTTGGCTAGGAAAGAAGAAGAACGAACAAGTATTTCAAGATAGTTTTGTTGCTTTTCTTGAGAACTACGAACCATGTTCTCCTCAAATAGTAGCTCCTAAGTTTGATCTGGCTAAACTAGAAGCTTGTTTAATTATCAATAAACAAGATTCTCACCTAAACAAACTAGATATTGAAGGGAATAATGATATAGAAGAAAGATTTGGAACCTTTATCCAAAAGGTGGAAATCATCTTAAATCAGGCATCTCTATCTAATAATCTAACAGATATTAAATACATCATTGGATCGGATGAGTTCAATAGTGAGTTCACAAACACCACTACAAAAGGAACTCCTCAACAGAACATTCTTTCCTATCACACAGCTTTTGAGTTGATATGTGATCATGAGGTGAATGTGATTAATTTGCTTCTTCAGAAAAGCGATGAGGTTGAGGTGATCTTTGTAGCAGGTAATCATGATGAGTTTGTAGGTTGGCATTTGGCTAGCTGGTTACAAACTTATTATAGAAATGAAGACCGTGTAACTTTTGACATCTCTCCTAGATATAGAAAGTATGTAAGTTATGGTAATTCGGCAATCATGTTCAATCATGGAGATGCTTTAAAGCCTGCTAAACTTGCTGGACTATTCCCTATGGAATATAAACAAGAATGGTCATTCCATCATAACTTCTACATCTTTACAGGAGATAAGCATCACGAAGTGAGTTTAGATCTTAATGGTATTAAGTTCTTCCAACTTCCTGCTTTCTCTACAGCTAAAAGTGGATGGGATGATAAGAATGGATACACAATAGCAAAAGGTGAGGTGACTGGATTCCTTCTTGATTACGATGATGGAATAACAAATATATTCAAACAGTACATATAATGTCTACTTTAAGGAAATTAGTTTCAGATGTGCGATCAACACATAAGCTTCTGTCTACAGACAGTCTTATTACTGATCGCGCTGTTGCATCTGAGATAAAGAACAATGCTCTTTTGCTTATCAAAAGAGAAACCAATCTTAGAAAGCTTTGGGCTACTGGTACTTTGTTTACCACAATCCCTTGCCTAGAGATGGTTCAAGTTCCTATTTCTGAATGTTGCAATTATCAAGATCCTTGCACTGTAGCAAGAAGCAAATTTAAGCTTCCTCGCATTGCAGAAGGAAACTATCAATATATCATCCAGGGTGTATATTCAATCAATGCTATGGGTGGTACAGGAACAAAGCTTAAGGAAATTACAATCAACCGTTATCTAAATCTTCTCAAGCTTCCTATCATCAAGAAGGAATCATACTTCTGGATTGTAAATGACTATCTATATGTAAGTGATCCTCTTCTTCAAGCTATCAGAATCTCTGCTTTGTTTGAACAAGATGTTCCTAATGAAGTGATGTATCCTGAAACAGGATGTGGTGGATGTGGTCCTACAGATGAAGAGTGGTGCACAAACCCTCTTGATAAACCATATGCACTTCCTGGTTATTTGGAAAAGCAAGCTCTAGAACTTACATCTCAAAAACTACTTTCAACCTACTTCAAGTTAAAGACTGATATCAATGGAGATGGTATAGATGGACAAGCACCTAATGCAAAACCAACTAGCTAATGCGTATAAAAATTGATTGGAGAAGCGCAAGTAAAGAAAACTACAACAACTTTTGCAAGAAACATCCATCAATAAAGCTAAGCTTTGATGAGTGGAGAAACATTATATATTCCTACAATGATGCTTTCAAAGAATACATACTAGAAACTGGAGAAAGAGCAAGAATTCCATTTGGATTTGGTGAGTTCTCAATTAACAAGAAGAAGAGAAGAAAGATGAAATCCAAGGATGGTAAGGAGTTTGTAAACCTACCAGTTGATTGGAAGAAAACTAAAGAGAAGGGTAAACTAATCTACAACTTTAATTATCATACAGAAGGCTATTTCTTTGGCTGGATATGGTTTAAAGAATCTGCAAGATTAAAGCATGGAGAGTTTTGGTACTTCAAACCCTCTCGAACAACATCCAGGTTGTTGTCCCACTACATAAAAACCAACGATGAATACCAGCATATTTATCGTGAATGGAAAAAATAAATTAGATGTCATACTATTACAAATATAATTTTGTCTCTCCTGAGCCTGTCTATTCCACTGTTAAGGAAGAGCTGAAAAGCTATTTTGATACAGGAGCTGTAGATGATTTGATGTTCCCAACCTATTTAGACAAATGTCTTAAGAAGTTAGGCAGAACCACTTATGTAATTCAAGAACAAATCCTCTATATTGACAACTTTGAGGCTAGACTACCAGATAATTTCTATGCTGTACGAGAGGCGTGGATGTGCACACTTGTTAATGGATTCCCTTATCAATCAGCAAATTCATTCTATTCTCAAGCTGCTTCAGCTACTACTATTCAAGTGAGCCCTGTTATTATTGGTGGTAATCCTTGTAATGGTACTGGTTGTGACAGTCCTTATTGTCCTAAATGTATGCCTGGATTAATTCAGGCTGTTTATAAGACAAACAATCAAGTGGCAGCCACTTATCAAAAAGAGTATCTGCTTAAGCCAGGAAACATATCAGCTCAACAGAAATGTGATGTTGGCTATACAGATGCATGGCAATTCTATGATCAAGTTCCTCCTATTCGTGAGTTCACTCCTGGCTCTGCTGCTTATGACTCATTTGATATTAGAGACAATAAGTTTGTAACCAACTTCAGAAATGGTGTTGTACACCTAATTTTCTATGCTACAGAATATGATGCTGCTGGAAATCAAATGATTCCTGATAACTACCGTATAAGAGAGTATGTTGAAGCATTCATCAAATACAAGGTTTTTGAAACACTCACTAACCAAATCAATGATGAAACTTTCCAACAACTTCAACAAAAGCTTACGTATTACAAACAGCTTTCTGATGAGGCATTCATCATGGCTGATATTGAAACTAAGAAGCAAGATGCTTGGACTAAGCAACGTAGAATCAAGAATGATTTGAACAGATTTAACATGTATGAACTTCCAAATAGAGTAAGTAGATATGGCTGGAGAAGAAACAACTAATCAGGGTAATATTCGACAGGAATATAATGCAGCTACGACTGGTCTCAATATGGATCAAACTGTTAATCAGATCCAGAAGGGAAGACTTACGTATGCTCTAAATGCTTCTGTTGAAAACTTTGATGCAAATTCTGTAAACTATCAGAATGAACCAGGGAATGAATTTTGTGTTCAGTTTCCTACTGGCTATCAACTTATTGGTACCCACTTCATTTCTGAAAAGAATAAACATATATTCTTCTTGGCTAACCCAACAGATGGTGGGAGTCAGATTGGATATATGGATAACAATGACTGCACCTATCGCGTTCTTGTAGATGCTCCTTGTCTCAACTTCAATATCCACTATCCTATTCATAAATCTGTTCACAGAATTACTAATTGTAATACAGAGGTTTATTGGACAGATGGTTACAATCCTAGAAGATATATAGATATTGAAAACGTACCTTATGTTCTTAAACCTGGTACTGCTTTCTGTGAACCTGAATATACAAATGAGGTAGACTGTAACCAACTAAAGGTTCAGCCTAATTTCTCTATTCCTCAACTTGCTGTTGTAGATATTACAACAGGTGGAACTCTTACCGCTGGTACTTACCAATTTGCAGTGCAATACTCTGATGCTGCTGGTAACCCCTACACTTCCTACTACTCTATTACCAATCCCACTCCTATTGCAAACACTCAGCTTGCCTCAGTTAATTTTGATTACACTGTGGGTAGGTCTATTGTTTTGAATATATCTGAGCTAGATAGTTCTGGGCAGTTTCAATATTTCAATGTTGCTGTAATTAAGTCTATTAATGGCATCAGCTCTGTTGAATTAATTGGTACATATTTTATTGACAATACACAGAAACAAATTACTTATACAGGTCAGATTGTTGCTGATATTCGTTTGTCAATTAATGATATATTTGAGAAGTTCCCATATTACGAGATTGCACAAGACCTTACAGCTGTGCAAGGAGTTCTTGTTTGGGACCAGCTTACATCTATAGATAGAATTAACTATCAAAGTATTGCTAGCCAAATTACACTAGGTTGGGAGTCTTGGAGAATACCAGCAGATCAAAACTATGCAGATGCAACAAATGCAACTAATCTTAGAGGTTATCTGAGAGATGAGGTGTATGCATTTGAAATAGTGTTCTTATTAAAGAACGGTAAACAAACAGATGGTTTCCATATTCCTGGAAGAATAAAGGGACCTGTTGAGAATAATCAACCACCAGTTCCTACTACCAATGATGACTTTATTGGAGAACCTGATGCTTCAGGAACTAGTCCTTATTGGAAAATTTATAATACAGCCACTGTAACAGGAACTTCTGCTGGATATGATCCTGCTGATCCAGGATATAAAGGACCTTACCAATATGGTGAATTTGCTTATTGGGAGTCTTCAGAACTCTATCCTTGTAATAAAGATGTATGGGGAGATTTGGCTGATACACCTATCAGACATCATAAGTTCCCTGATGTTGCTATAAGTCCTATATTTGAATCAAAGCTGTTCCTAGGTCCTCAATCAATGGTGATGGGGAATGATGCTGTGTTTCCAATAGGTGTTAGAATTGATGTTCAACAAGTTATAACACTTATTAATGCATCAAATCTTACTGATGAGCAGAAAGCTGATATCATTGGATTTAAGATTGTAAGAGGAGATAGAGGAACAAATAAATCAATCATTGCTAAAGGTATTCTCAGAAATGTGAACACCTATAACAGAGATGAGCAAACTTACTACTTCCCTAACTATCCATATAATGACCTTTCTCAGGACCCATTCCTGAACTCATCAAACAATGCGTATACACAACTTTGTGATACGTATGAGGTACAAATAGATACTCTTGGTGTTGATCCAGATGGTGGTCCAGACTTTGCTGAATTGTTGTATACAGATTGTAATACAAACAAGCAGGTTAGAAAAAAGTTCTATGTAACAGGATCTTTTGAGTGGTGTTCAACTTCTCAACCTATTGTACTTGGTCCTGCTGTAGGTAGAGCAGGCGTTGCTAATTATGAAATATGGAGAGCATCAAGAAATAATTGGCTCAGTAGAGGATATAGAATTGCTTGGGAAGATCGCTTTAATGGTGCTTCTACAAGATGGATAAATGGATGGCCTAATCCTCAGAATGTTGAAATTCTGCAAGTGGTACCAAATACAGGGGGTGTTAGAAAGATTGGTGGTAATGGTACAGCAAACATTAGCTATGTTGGATTCCACACAGCTGATCTAAACTGTAAGGTGCCTAGTCCTCTCAGTGGAATAGAAACTAATGGGAATCTAGCATACAGACAGATATTCAATTCTCCTGAAACTTCTTTTGGACAACCATTCTTAGGAGACATTCTTAAGTTGGAGAGTGTTATATTTGGCTCAGGTAGAGCTCACTTTGTACAAGTGAAAAGCAATGCAAAGTACAAACTCCTCACTGAAGAGGCTCAAAGAGATGCCCTTGATAGCTCAAATACATTAGGTAATCATACAGATCCTTTTAATGCCACTGCTATGTTTACAGCATATCAGGCATATTTGACTATCTATATCAACGGCATCACTAGAAAGAACTATGCATACTCTTTCAACTCTATAGCTGATTACAACTATACAGTGGGAGTTCCTAATGATTTAGGAATTAAACAAAGAAATCTAGACATTGCTAGATATCTAATCCCTGGTGTTCAGAATGTTGGGGATGATCATGATATCAATAACTATAACAGAGAATCTTCTGTATTCTTAAAGACAGATCCTACTAAACCATATCTACCTTTTCCTGACAAATCACCAAATATGGTGGTTGGTGGAAATAGTATTGTAACAGATGATTCTAGATTTATCATCTCAGATAAAGGGAATTGTAATGCTCCTGGTAAAGAGGAGTATATCACTGCAGTGTCCTATTATGGATCTTTAAAGATAATGTTTATCAATCAGTATGGTCAAATGTATTCTTATGATACAATTGACACTGGTTTCCAAAGAAAGGTAGATTCTGGTACAGCCACTGTTGAAACAATATTTGGTGGAGACACTTTCATCAGCAGATTTGCTTTTAAAACAAAGCTTCCATTCTTCATTGATGATAGGGTGAATGCTCCAGATGATAGTGATATATTCTATGATGAGATTGGTAATGTGGGTTATCCAGTGTACTGGCACTCAGCTAGATCTATTCTGAGAGATTATACAATTAATGGTGTAGGTGTACTATCTAACATCATTTCTTATAAGGCTCACAACTTTGACTGTCCTAATAGTCAGGTACTTGCTCCTGGTGCTTCTGCTCAGACTAATCCAGATAGAACATTCTATGATGGATATTTCTATATGTTTGCTTATGGTATTCCTAACTTCTATTGTGAAAGCTCTTATAATACAGATCTTAGACAAGCATTCAATAATAGAGAAGGTGATTTCTGGCCTCATGTAAGTACAGGAATTCCTGATGATTGGGTACAACAAAGCTTTGTTCCTATTGCTCAGGATAACACCTACTACTATAATGTAACATATAGTAAGCAAAATAAAGAGAACATATTTACTCACTTGCCTCCTGATTGGAAACAACAGTTGTGTTATACAAACTATCCATTCAGAGCAATCTATTCAGACACTCAACAGGCAGATGCTGATAACAAAGTAAATAACTGGTTGACTTACAGAGCTGTATCTTATTTTGACTTCCCTCAAAACTATGGTAAGCTTACTTCTTTGGATGGTATTCAGAACAGAGCTGTGCTTGCTAGATTTGAAAACAAGAGCTTGTTATATAACAACCTATTGACAATTGATACAAGTAATCCTCAGGCTGCATATGTTGGAAATGATAAGTTATTTGCAGGTGCGCCTCCTATTGACTTTGCTGAAACAGATTTGGGATATGTAGGAAGTCAGCACAAAATGCTTCTAAAAATACCTCAAGGTCAGATTACTATAGATGCTAAGAGAGGACAAGTATTTCTGATTGCTGGTACAGATGCTGTGGATATATCAGCTTTTGGTACAGGAATGAACAGGTTCTTTACAGACCATTTAGCATTTGAAATCTTACGTTATTTCCCTGATGCTGATATAGATAATAACTTTAATGGACTAGGACTACATGGTGTATATGATAGTAAGTATGATCGTGTGATTATTACAAAACTTGACTACATTCCTAGAAATAAGAGTATAAAGTATGATGCTGTAAATAGAGAGTTCTACATTGAGAAGGTATATCCTCAAGATCCTATTCCACCGAGCACTATACCTCCTGATCCTATTGTTATTCGTGAGACAGTTTATTTAACAGATGAAGAATACTTCTGTAACAAGAGCTGGACTCTTTCTTACAATATGAACACTAAGAGTTGGATAAGTTTCCATAGCTATATTCCTAACTGGTATATTGCTGAGAACAACTTCTTCTACTCTGGTATTAATGGATGTTGTGATGGATTAGATGCTACTGCTGGATTTGAGGTGTTAGCTGGAAAAGTGGTACCTGATATTACAACCACTACCACCACAACTAGCTCAACCACTACAACATCAACAACAACCACTACTTATACAGGTTGTGATTTGGGTGGTGTTATAACATTAACTAACTGTGAGTTGGAAGGAACTGCTGTAATAACTGTTCCACCTGTTCCAGCTCCTTGCGTAAGACCTTCAGGTTTGAATAACTACTTCTTCATATCAGGATATACAATAACCTCCGCTGCTACAACAATTGTATCAACTGCTACGCAGGATGATGCATGTGCTGCTGTAACATTCCTTAATGGATTTGGAGATGATTATGTTGATTTGGATATAAGTGTTGTAGCTACACAAACTGCAGGAATTGCTGTTGGTAATCCTGTATATGTTGACAATGGTTCAACAGATTGTGAAATGGCTCCTGATGGATGGTATTTCACAGAAGAGGGTATTTTTGATCAAGTGGTATTTAATGTATCTGGTGGCTATATCACTGAGATTGCATCTTGCTTCTGTGGTACAACAACTACAACAACCACTATTGTTAATATTCCAGAATGCTGCGGTATGATAACTAGTTCTGAAACAAGTCCTTATTATTATGACTATAATAATAATGCATTTGCTCCATTAACTATTGGTTCCTTTACTGGAAATAGTCCTATTGCAATGACTGCTAATAAGTTATGGGAAGTGAGTGGTGGATCTAGTTGGAATGAATGGGATATTACATTAAGCCCATTTACTGCGACATTCAGTACAAATATACTATTCCCAGGTGGATTCTCATCTAATGCTGGTTATGTGGCATTAACTGATACAGCATTAATTGGTATTGATCAGTCTGGTGGTACAGATCAAGTGACTGAGATTGATCTTACAGGACCGAATGCATTTACAATTTTTGCATTAAGTGCTAATAGATCAGCTCTTGGAAATCTTTTATATACAATAGATCGCAAGTTAATTGTATTAAATCAAGATACAATTACATCAGATTATTATGTATCTCAATATGATTATATTACAAATGCTCTAGAAATAGATGTAGTTCTTACAGGAATTGTTCCAACAGGACTGTTTGAATGTAATTGTGATATTTACATCACTGATGATGCTAATAATGTCTTCTTGATAGACAGAACAAGTCCATATGGAATAATCGATGTAACAGACACTGATGTGGTTATAAAAGAAGTAACACAGGTAGTGGGTTGTATAACTACTTCATTATCAATCACTACAACAACAACAACCAGTAGTTCTACTACAACCACAACAACTACCGTTCCTCCTGGTGTATATACATTCAACTTTGCAACTGATTGTACACTAGTAGATGCTATTAATGTATACAGCGATTGTTCTAGTCTAACACTAGGCTGTGCTGTGTATACAGACATTGCTCTTACAGTGTACATTTCTAATGGTATCTACTCAGATGGTGTATACATATACACACTTGAGGATGGAGGAATTACTAACATACAACCTTGTGAAGCATAAAAATGTCAAAAGTAATCACCATAAAGCTAACTAAGTCTGGCGCTAACGTTGGACCATTTACCATAACTGATAATTTTGGAAAGGTGTTGGGTACAGACATACCTAAGAACACTCTCATTTCTGGTATTAGCTATACAGTAGATGATGCTGTAACAGTGGTTATTTTGGAGTCTACAGGAACTTGTAAAGCAACAATTAATGTTTCATTACAGGACATTCCTGCATCTGTTATTTATAACACTACATACCAGCAGACTAAAACAGCTTGTTTGTGGAGACACCTTACTAACCCAGAAATATATAATTACTTCTATGGTAACATAGAATCATACATAATTGAATATCCATTCTCCTATCAGTTCCAAGATGAAATCCTACAGAATGTGAAGGATTACACTAAGGCTTATAGATACTGGCAGAATGGTGAGGGTGTGTTCAACTATAATGATAAGGTGGAAACAGATAATGCTTGGTTCAATAAGGCTGTTCTATATAATGGTCAACAGTCTACTGGTATCCTTGAGCTGGTTCCAAAACCTATCAATAACCTCAGTGAGTATAATAAATATCCAATTTATAATACTGAGAGTAAGACAATCATGTTCACTAAGAGTGATAACTTCTATCAGTATAATACTTTCTGGTCTTTGGTGAAAAGTAAATCAGATCCCTTATTTTTGACAAGCTGTAAGAATCTCTCTATTGATAAGATCGTAAACCAAGCAAACATGGACTATGGTAAGAGATCATTCAAGAAGGAGCCCCTTAGAGCTAAAGATTTAAAGGTGAGACATATTTTAGATAATAGATATGACGCCCATTTGGTATCACAATTTATTGTTACACCAAGTCAAATTTCTTACAAATAACATGGCAAAGAAACTTACTAAAAATAAAGCTAAAGAGATCCTGCATGATAAAAGCGTGCACGGACATCCTTTGACTGATAAACAAAGGAAGTTCTTTGGTGCTATTGCTGGAGGTGCTAAGCCTTATGAGAATGGTGGCTGGTTAGATAGATTTGAAACTCCTAGCGCACAGAATGGTATTGAGGGAACAATGGGAGGACTCACAGACAAAGGATTTAATTTCAATCCTGCATGGGGTGGAGCTTGGAGATATGGAGGAGAGCTTGTTAGTGCACAAAATGGAAACATTATTTACACAGATAATCCAGCTGATCCTAGACTTCATTCATATTTAGATAGTGCAAATCTTTACAAAGCTCACATCAAACAACTTGAGATTAATCCAAGATATGTTCCACAACGTCCTGCAGAAAGTCACACTACTAAACTTTCTGAAAAAGATGCTGCAAAAATAAAAGCTAAACTTGCTAAAGTTCAGACTTTGACAAAAAAACAGCAACATGAAGATATACTTAAGGAAGTTAAAAACCCAAAAATCGGTTTTTTAGATGAAGAAAAATTTAAGAAAGAAAATCCAAAAGATGCTGCATTAATAGATTATTATAAAACATTAACTTTTTCTACACCAACTTATACTGGTATTTGGAACACTCCAGACTTAGTTAATGAAAGCATTGCTCCAACTGGTATTTATTTGGGAGGAGCTATCAATCCCGTATATTCAGAACCAGTAGAAAAAGTAATTTATACTGGACCTTCTACAGATTATGAAAAGTTCAGAAGTGTTCCTACAATTCGTGGTACGAATATTAAATTTAAACCACCCCTTGATTTAAAGAAAACTGTTAATATTCCACCAAAACAAGGACCTGCGCAGAAGATTGAAACTAAAGTTTCTACTACAACACAAACTACCACCAAAGCTCCTTTAAGAGTGATCAATGCTCCTTCTGGAACAACAGGTGTGTTTGGTCCAAATGGTCATAGGATTGGTGAATATGATGCTTCTACAAATACATTCTATGCTGACTATGAAGGAATATATGGAAAGACTAGTGATGCTAGCAAAGCAGCTCAAAAGTTTATAAACGATAAAGAGTCTCTTGATAGATACATTTTTGATAGAACTAGTAAAAACCCAAATGTTAAACCTCTTTCTACCACTAAACAAAGAAATGGTGGATGGATGGATAAATATGAGAATGATGGCAATATTTCTAAAGCACAAAATGGTAAAGTAAAAAACAAGGATGCTAAATGGATAGAGGATGCAGCCACTAAACATCAGAAATGTGGAATAGGTATTGAAGATCCCACTTGTAAAACTGAACCAACCCTTCAATTTCCAGGAATGCCTACATATGAAAATATGAGCAATCCTGTAAATCTATGGAACTGGCCTGAGGGAAGGAAAGAACAAAAAGCGTTCATGAGTAATGTTGATACTAGACAACAAATTCTTTCACAACAATATCCTAATTTAACAAAAGAAGCTTTAATAACTGCCCTAAGAGATAGTGCAAGAACAAATCAGTTATTAAATAATCCTGGGTATACAAAACTTTTTGATGAACAAGGTAAACTAAAAGATTCTACAGTGCGTGTAGAACCTTTTATCAAATACTGGAAAGAAGCCTATCCTGAAAAAACTAAAATTACAGTGCCTGATATGCTTCAGTATCTTGGGCAAAATATAGGTAATTATGAAAATCTTATAAATAGTGGATATAGAAAATTTGAAGATGGTGGCATGTTGCAGCCTCCTATGGCTGGTGCTGATCAGACTGTTCCTATGTACGCAATGGGAGGCAGTCTTCCTGGTTCTGTAGGATTTACATACGCACGTACAGCTGGGGCTGCTCCTGCTAACGGTCCTTACGCTAAGAAGACAAAAGCTAGTGCTCAGAATGGTCAGGAGATGAAGTTCTATCAAGCAGGACTAGACTTCACTCCTAAAACTATTAGTCAGGATGGAACTGTTATAGATCCTATGGGTTATTGGAATCCTGAGAACATAGGAAACCCTGTAATCATTCCATCCACAGACATCACTATGGAGGGTGTAGATGTTCCATTGATTGGTATCTCTGACACAGGAGATGTTCAATACATGGAGCCTGGAGAAGATTATGAATTTGATGGTGAGTATGTAACAGAATATCCTGTAGCTAAAAAAGGCATCAGTGTGAATAATGCTGATGCTCAACCTCTTAAAAAGCTAGATCAATTGCTTAACTTTACAAACTATAACAAACCAACCAAGGGTGGATGGTTAGATAAATATAACTAACATGAAAAAACAGATTCTAAAGATCGCTGGTGTCAAGTCTGAGAAGGAATTCTATAAGAAGTATCCTACAGAAGAAGCATTCATGAAGGTGCATGGTAAAGCCTTCAAGAAAGCACAAATTGGTGCTTATATTGGAGGAGAAAGAACTCCTTCTGCAGAAATGATAAATTTCAGCGATATATATAATGCTAATGATAGGCTAGTTACAGGCTCTACACAGGATGAGAGAGATTATCAAGCATACCTTGCTGCTCAACAAGCTGCTGATTCTAAAGGCGGTAGTGGTGGAGGACTTGGTAATCTTGCCAATCTTGCTAGTAGTATTGGTGGTGATGGTACAGGTGATTCAGAGATGATGAAGTTATTTAGTGGTGGTGGTGGAGAAGGTGGTGCTGGATTAGCATCTGCAGCTTCTGCTATGGCTAAACGTGGTAAGAAAGTTAAAAAGTTCCAAGGTGGTGGTAATGAACCTGTCCTTGAAAACTTCCCTGATTATAACTCTTGGAAAAGTGCACATGACACTTGGGAATCTTCTGGTGGTAATAACAATGCTATAGGTGCTACCACTACTACAACTACTGGTGGTCAAAAAGTTGGTACTATGACCACTGCTAAAGCACCTGCAAGTTCTCCAACTGCTAAGGGTACAGATTTAAGCTATGCTCAGCAAACTCCTTCTGAAAAGAGTGCTGATACAATGAATGGTATAGCAAAAGCTCTAGGTCCTATTGGTGGATTTGTTAAAGCATTTCAAACTTTGAAAGCTGAGAAAGAAGCAAGAAAAGCAGCTGAGCAAATGAGAGATGTAAGTGCTCTTACACTACAGGCTTCTAGAACTAGACCTGAAGAAACACAACGTCAATATATTCGTCCTGAAGATGTAAAAAATACTGGTGAAGAATTCTTCCCTATCTATGGTGTAGGTACTCCTAAGAATCCAATGGGTACAAATGTTCTAGCTAAATATGGTGGTAGAATATTGAGAGCACAAGATGGAGAAGAAGTTAACTATGATGAGATTGGTGGCAATCCTACAGAAATTCAAAACACTTATGATCCAAATGATCTATATGGTGATTTGGGATATGAGCCTCTTAGTGACTCAGAACAAATGAAGCAGTACTACTATGGTGGTGGTATTCGTAGAGCACAAGATGGTGCTATTGGTGAGCGTACTAGTGGCTTCTCTAATTTTATTACAGGGGGTGGTGGTGATGCTCTTTCAGGCATCTCTAATGCTGCATTTGATAATGCTGGTTCACAATTTGGTAGTGCAGCAGCTGATGTTGTTGGTCTAATTCCTGGTGTTGGTCCTGTTGCAAAAGCTTTAGCAAAACCTGTATTGAGTACAATTGGTGGTATTCTTGGCGGTGGCAATAAGAGAAAAACTCATAAAGCACAGATTGCTACAAATAGAAATTTACAAAACACATCTCTTAACCAAGGAGCACAAGCTGTTCAAGCTCAGTATTCTCAGTTTGTTAGAGAGGGTGGAAATATTCCTAGTGCACAAGTAGGTAAAGATCTTCAAAAAATTGGTAAGTGTGCAGCAGAAGAGGCTCGTAATAAAGAATATGGTGCAATGGATAAACAAGCAGCTAAAGAAAATAGAGCTTGGGATAAAGAAGTGGCAGCAGCTGAAAGAGAGGCTGCAAGACAAACTGCTAGAGAAAGAGCTGATTATATTAGTGAGGGATTAACAGGATATGGTGATAAGGTTAAGAGAAAAGATTTTGAAGCTGGTTATCAAGCATTTGCTGCACAAAATCCTGAACTTGCTAAAGATAGACTACTATATACAATAGCTAATAAAGAACTTCCAAAACTTCATTCTAACAGAGATTATTATTTGAGAAAAGTTCTTAATAGACAAAATCCTCAAATGGGATATGATACACTTAGTCTCCCTGGATTAATGCAAACTATGCAAAAAGGATATGGTAGTGGTGAAGGATATTTACAAGCATGGGATAAAGGATTTCCTCAA